CTTCGAAATAAGTGGAGAATTTAAAGACGGATACTCTAAAAGCGTGCTCCAGCAATATGATGCATGTTCCTGTTGACATCATTTGCTGTATGCCTCTCTGTGTTCTCCTCGTCTGTTCCAACATTACCATCAAGTCCAAACATGTGGTTCGACTTTCCTCGAATCGCCGCTGCCTTCATCTGCATGTGTGCCTCTCTAGCTCTTGTTGGTGTTTTTGAGGTCAATCTATAGAAATCAAATGCATACCTAGCCAATCCATAGTCTGTGAGATTCCTTTGTAATCCATATCTTGGCATATACTTCTCTGTGGCATTTCTGAATTCTATGTACGACTCTGCTGCTTGCGAGAAGTGGGCCATGATTTGCCTTAGTGTTGGCTTCGCGAAATCAAGAACTGGTTTAAGTGGGAATGTTACCTGTTTCTCTCCATCCATCATAGTCCATTCACCTTGGAGATCCCCCGAGGTACCATTTTCAATGCACCACACCATCAATCCATTGCATATGATCTCCATTTGTTGATCATCTACTTCATATGCCTTTTTAACTCCCTCATGCCATGCTTCCAATTGCTCTTGGGTTGCTATGTTATTTGAGATATCATCTTGGTTGGGAACATAGACTAGTAAGTGATCCAGGTTGAGCAATCCCTTCCCATTTATCTTTGGTAATGAGAGTTTTCCTGAAATCTTCTTCAATCTAGGTACTGAAAATGTTCCAGTTGTGCCTGCATTGATATCTCTATCTGGGATGATCTGCCTGTTGGATGCCTCGGGTTCCTGCTCTCTTTGTCTTGGGTCTTTTTCCTTCGGCTTCTGCTGCTCACCGGCATTCAGATTCTCCTTATTGGATTGGAAAACAAACTTCATTTGACCATCATCAAAGTCATCATTCTGCTCTTGGTGGATTTTGTTGTACACTTCTAGTTCACAACTTGTTGCTGGCTTCCCAGTGTACAAACTTTTTAGTGCCACTTCTGAAATATATGGTGCCTTTCCTTCCGCACTAAGTTGCTTGTATGGTGCCTGATCAAGAACCCAAATATAGAACCTGCGTATTTGATTCAACAATTCACTATAACCCCAGGCCTCTATCATGGAAGCGCAAATAGCCTCTAACCTATGTTCAGGCTCTGCTGCTCTATCCCATTCAAGAATTGAGACAATTCTCTCCGGCTCTAGCTTAGGAATCCACAAACCATCTTTCTTTATCCCACAATGTGACATAAACCAGAGCTCACTCTTGTCCTTTGTTCTGCTGGAAAAATCATAGTTCAAGCCAAGTTCTTTGAAAAGTGCAGAAAGTTGATCTAAGTACCACTCATGGCTTGGATGCACTGCTATTAGCAAATCATCACCATTCGCATAGAACACAATGGATTCATCTAAGTCTCCTTCCACACCAAGTTTCTCTGCTGCATAATACATAGCCATTATCACCATCAGTGTGTTGTCAACAACTGTCGAAGGCTGTCCACTATTATTCCCCTTGAACTTCTTTATTATCGTGCCGTCAGGTGTCAGAATTGGTGTATATATGATCTCCGTGTAGAGATTCTTGAGCATTTCTTCACCAATATCCCATTCTTCCATGAAGTTCAATCGTAGCCTTAGCACAGAATTGATTAAATATGGTGTTAATGAACTATCAAACTGTGAACCATCAGCATCACAGTACACCCATCCTTCTGGTAACTTGTTTAGCAACGAATCCCATCCCCCATAGAATTTTGTAATCCCCACTGTTGATGGTATCTTAAGATGGAGGCTATAGAACTTATTGTTGAAATCATCCACACACACTTTCCCAGCCAACAGTGTGTCAATTGGTGCTGCTGTGAAAGATCTTGTTTTATTCGCTAGCACCTTTTCTTGGGGTCTAAGTTCAGCTTTTAACGATCCATTCCACACACCCATCTTTCCACTGAATAGACGTTCGCAACTCGCTCTGATGAACTTGGCAAATTCTTCCATTGACATACCTTCAAAATGGTCCTTCTTTTTCCCTGAGTACAGGGCACCCATGGCTGCTTTCATATTCAAGGCTGCGTAAATGTCTGCTTCATCGTTCACGTAATTGCAGTTTGTGAACCCTTCTTTCCGCAGCATACTCTCAACTTTGGCAAGACCTTTCTCAAATTTTTCAGTATCAACCATGCCCACATCAATCACATTTGAATATTTCATGAGATCCTTTATGTAGGCTTCCTTGTTTAGTCTGCTCTTTTGGTAGAACCCCATCATGGGCCTGAAATACTTCTCTGCCTCCTGATTGTTGGCCAGATACACCTCGAAGAGTGCACACTTCCCTTTCACAACATGCTTTGTGACCAACGCACTTGGTGCTTGAGCAACTGCTTGTACATTATCCCTAACTTCCTTCAACAACCATTTGGTCTGTGCACTAGCTTGGAAAGCACAGTTAAGGTCACTTAAGAGACTAGCCATTTTGGATGTTATGAAGGGCTCTTCTGGTACATCATCCACTATGTTAATTCCACCCCAACTAATCTTCCCAAGGTTTAACTTCCATCCACTGCACCAAGTGTGTTCATTTAACTTCTGCAGATATTTACTCTCAAATTGTGGAGGGAAGCTTGTGAAGATATTCACATCGCCTGTTAATGATGCCAAGCTATGTATACCCACGACAAAACCATCCTTTGTTGAAACCATGGGATTGCCACAATGCCCTGCCACTGTTGAAATCCAGTGCTTATAAAAATTTGCTGATTGCACTCTCGAGATATTACTGGATTCTGAGACTGTACTGGAAGAACTCTTCTCCTGAAAGTTTGTGCTGACCAAAACAATCTTGTCATCTACCCGTGGCTCTCTGAATCGAATCTTTTGCGGAAACACTGGAAAATCCTTTGGTAACTGGATTATCAAAATGTCGTGCCCTTCCAATGGCAACATTTTAAGTCCTGTTGTGTTACGACATCTGAAAAACCCATGTTTGGACTGAATTAACAATTCTCCATTGTTTCTCCTAAACAAGTGTTGGTTTGTAATGATGACTGATCCATAACCAATCCCAAACATCTTCTCTCTATGACCCTCTGATTCATTTGTCAACAAACAAACATTCTGTGATATTGGATTATAATCTCGCAAACCACTTATACGATTCAAACTCTCAAACTCAGCATCAATATCTTCATTCCGCGCAGGCAACTCTGATGGGTCCACCAATCTGGCTTTCCCTGTTTGACGAAATTCACCCTCCCTTTCTGGATAACCCATTATAGTTGTACTCTTGTCACTTGCTAGCAATGGGTTATGAGGTGTTAAGTCAATTCTCATGACTTTCTGACCGGCATCTTTCACAAAATAACACTCTAATGGTCTGCTAAGAGCTAAATGCTGTTTGTCAAGTAAATCTTTGTCAACCATATCAAATCTTATATGACCAAAGTGCTCTACAACCAAATTCACGTTGTGGATTGGAGTTTCATCAAGAGTTGCGCCTGTGATGGGATCCAAGTACCTGGCAAATGAGTATTCTGTTGGATCAAAACCATACATATTAGTGAATCTTCTTGTCTTGGCTCCCATTCCTACAACTGTGCCTTTTGTCTTCCCTTTCTTCGAATAGCGAGTGCCAAAGTTTTCCACCAACGTCCCTTCATCAGCATGCACTTCATACCGATCCTTCATATCTCTTGCTGCTCTGAACTTAAGTTTTTGCCTTGTCCGCTTGCTCTTCCCTTGGAATTTATATTCTTTTGATACTTCCTGATTATAGTAAGTGTACAACATCCAACAACCTCCCCCAAGAACACCAAGAGCGATGAGCATGTCTTTTGCTAACAACGATCCATTCCAGTGATTCTTAAGTTTTAAATGTTTGCTTACTTCACTTGCTGATTCAAATTGCAAACAATCTAATGCGCCAAACTCATCGAGTGTTGATGGCCTTGAAAAATCACAGTTTATATTTTTGAATTCCATCAGTTGTTGCCTAGCACTGTGAAGAACACTCAAATTTTCTTGCGTGAAATCGCATGTGTTGCGCGCTTTGATTGCATTGATGATGCTTGTTAAAGAGTAGCTGGAACCAGAGCAAGCTGTGTTTGAAGCACTTTGGAAGTATTCTCTTTTTCTCTGTTCTCTTGCTATTAGCTCATCCAAAATCTTAATTGTTCTTTGCAGCGAGGTTGGATCAGTTTGTAAAGTGTACGCAACCTTACATGCACTAACTATGCTGAGCCTTCCAAAACCTGCATCCCCTTTGTGCTTCAAGCAAGCTTCAAAAATTCTTTCATGCAACTTATCTGGTATATCCCTGGCATGGAATGGTATTCTGACATCCTCTTGAATGTCAATTCTGACACCAACATACTTGAGCTCTCTGACTGAAATCCAGTTCTTGACATTCCCGTGTGGTATAGCCATCTTGTTCAAAACAACATTCGAGTCTCTTAACTTGTATGGTTTAAGCAACTCATGTATGGATGGATGCATCGAACCATCAAATCTAACCAAATTAACTGTGTACATAATTGGTAGTTCAAAGCTCATCATGGTCTTTGCTTGCGGCACTGTGCATTTGCTCAGCATGTTGGACGAGACTCCCTCAGACATGACTGGAAGTCCATAAGCAAAACAGTAGAATGCTGCCTCTGTAGCAACTAGTTCTGGGATCTTTTGAAGATTTCTCTCTGTTGTTCCAATTTTGAGTGCTTTACCAGCCTTGTGCCTACCAACTCTTCCGATCCTTTGGATCCTTTCACCAAATGAAACTCTGTGCTTTGAATAGCGCATCACTCTGCTATCCGCGTCCAACTCAGGAACGACCTTCAACCCAAAGTCAACAACACCCTCTATATCAAGTGTTACTCCATTCTCTATGATGTTTGTTGCAACAACAAAGTGCTTCTTTGCTTTCGTCCCTCTCGTTTCAATCTCAGTCTTCCCTCCTTTCATGGTTCTACCATCAACTTTTGTCACTAGAAATCCTTTCTCCAGCAACATTTTTGAGAGTTGATCCACTTCATTGTAGCTAGCGACGTAAACCAGTATGTTATCACACACATCAATCATATCACAATTAGAGCCTGTACCTTGCTGAGACACAAATTGATCGAAGGATAGTTGGTCTTGTGTAACTAGTGACACTTTGTGTTGTGTTGTGAATTCAGTCTCTCTCCCTGGTGGTGTTGCTGAAGCCTTGACAAGTTTCCCTTGAAATGAAAATTCCTTAAGCAGGCTAACAAATGCAATCGCATTGGCATCCAGAACATGACACTCATCTATGATTATGAATTGAAACTCCTTCAGCAAGTGAGGATTGTTTGCATAGAAATGAAGTGCAAAACCACTTGTCATGATTGTAATTGGTGTTGAACCATAACTAGTTATTCCTCTCATGCGAAGTGTTGGGTTCTTGTAGAAGGGATCACTCTTTAGCTGTTTGAACACATTCTCTGCTAATGGCCTTGTTGATTCCAGCATTAACACTTTCCCCTTATCACTAAGATATGACGGTAGTCCAGTCGACTTTCCTGAACCAACAGCCCCTCGCACCAAGATGTCTTTAAAATCGCTATGAGCTATTGTGTGAGCCACCTCCTGTGCTGTCTCCCTGGTGAATTCCATGAAATGACCTTCTGTTCTGTAGTGTGTAATGACATTGCCATTTTGAAGTTGGTTGTCCCACCACTGAACAAAAGTTGTTTGATTGCTACAAATTATTTTGCTGTCACCTTCATCAATCTCAAAATCAATCACACCCTTCTTATCCTCCAGTAGCGGTTTGATATCATCGAGACTTTGGAACCTGTATCCATCTTGAGTGGTTGTTGAAATTATGCCTTTGAGTTTGTTCAATATTTTGTAAACGCAGTCACTTCTCTCTCCATCGAATACCATCATGACAAGTGCTGTAAAAGCCACCACCTTTTCAAGAGCGACCATGTCATTAGATTTTGATTCCATAACAAACCACTTTGGCTCTTTGTAATACTCATCAAAGGTTTCAAGAAGTTCTGGGTTTAGGGACTCCAGCTTGTTGCGGAATTCGTCAACTGTGTACCTCTCACGAGCTTTGAGTAACTCATAATACTCATTTATTCTGTACAAGTCGTCTTGAACTTTAGCCTCCTTAGAAACACGCTTGTAAGTGGTAACAGTTTTGATGTGGGACCGGACTTGGCTCAAAATTCCCATCAAGAGTGTTATTGTCGCTAGTACATTAAGTACATCAACAAGATTGCTCATACACCTTTTAAACACTCTTAGAGCCTGCATTGCTACCATCTTCTGCACACTGAACAGGCATCTCTTACCTGTGACGACCATTCTTTTCCTGCAACTGATTGCCTGATTCTTGATGCTTGTTGCTGATAATCTGAGTGATGCACTGAACTTGTCGCTGACACCGAGCTCGTCTCTCTGGGCTAATATTTTGGAATACTTTGCCCGCTGTTTCCATGATTGCTTTATTAAATAAAACTTTTGTGACAATCTTAAATCTAGCCATTGCTGCTCCAAATCCTCTGCCCAAATTTTTTCCATTAACACTTGACTAGACTTTTTCAAAGAGTGAAACCCAAGCTCGTCAATTGTTCTGTCTGTCGATCTTCCTTCTTCAAGATTCATGAGAAAGATGTTTGCTGTGTTGATGGAGTGCATTGGTTTATGAATGGTATCCATTGCAGCAAGGAAATGACTAGCACTTGATTCAATTATTTCCATTTGCAAATTTACCATCTTAGCTGCACCCACTTTTGCTGCCAGAAGAGCGAGCATTGTCATTACATGTGAGACGCGCATGTCTTTGTGTAACCAAGTATTAACAGCTTTTTCCAGAGAAGCGCTATTAAACAAGGCTAGAAGGACTGATGGCGATTGCATTGCTAGGACTAACACAAAAGGCTCCTCATCAATGATCTTCTCCATCTGCTTTGGTCTGTAGATGCTCGAGATCAGCATCTTG